CCCTTGGTTTCACCTGCAAGCGTAACCTCGACCAGTATCAAACCGCTGACCTGTGTGACATCCAGATCCCGCGTCACTCGATTGAGTGCAAGGCGTATAAGTCTGGCTGGTGGTATGCACCCGCTTGGTGGGATCAGGTTTGCGCGGCTTGTGGCGATAACACGCCTGTTCTAATCTACAAATTCAACAACAAAGCGATCAGGGTATGCCTGCCGCTTTACGCGATTAACGAAAATATGGCGCGAGATAACTCTCGGACAGCGGTTATCACTCTTGACGAGTGGTTTGATCTGTTGAAAGAGGGCTTTGACGGCCAACGAGAGGCTGCGTAATGGCTGGCATGGACGATATCGACCTATTTGGCGCTCCCCCAGTCACTGGCTCAACCCGTGATCGTGATTTAGACCGTCTTGAGAGCATGGTTCGAGGCCGATACATCGATCCGCTTGAGCAGCAAGCCAAAGATATGGTGAAGAGTCAGGTTGCACAGGCGCTGAGCAGTGTGGAAGGGGTCACTGGGGCTGCGATAGCTCAAGTTGTTGCGCTTGCTGACTCTCAAGACCCGAATGACAAGCTGGTTTTCAACCAAATCGTGTCTCGCTTGAATTTGCCCTTGAATATCCGTCGTATGGGCGACGATTACATGGCTTCAAAGCGGTTTGAGGGTGCCTTGGGCCGTGATTCGAGCGTTGACGTGATGGCTTATCGGCCAGACGAGGGTGAAACCCAGTACAGTTTGGGTGCTCAGAAGCGTTTTCCCAATCTTTTAGGCAAAAATTCGTCTGCTGACGTGTCAGCGCGGGTTTCGACGATGGGTGACCCTGAAATTAGGGCTAGATTTGAGAAAAGATTCGCTGACGGCGGTGAAGTTGACATCTTTGAAGCCGAAGCACCGCGCAGAAGTCCAGACGCCTACCGCCGCGACGGTTCTCTCAAGTCTCAAACTGGTTTTTTAGGGCCGATTATCAACAAGCACAGCGGCAAGCCTATGACAGAGCTGTCTATTGGCGTTGAGATTGGTGGTCGAGAGGTCGAAATACCTTCTATGGTGCCGACTTTGACTGAAGAAGAGCGTATTTTGCTCCAAAACTTGCGTATTGGCGTTGATCCAGTGCCAAAAAGCATTGCTATCAAGGCCAAGCGTCACGCTATGGAGCGAATTAAGGCTGGTTTGAATCCTTTTTTACCTGCTGAACCACAAAATATGAATCTTGGCGGCTCTGTCAGCACTATGATGGGCAGAACGCCTGAGCCAAGCCTTCCTAAGCTGAGCGAAGCTCAAATAGCAAATTTATCGGCGTCTTTTGCTCCGGGTGCTGCGACAACGGACATATTTGGCGAGTTTCCTGAGTTTCCAGCGTCAGATGTGAGCGTAAAAGAGATGCTTGGCGGACAGCGCGCTCCGAGCTTGGCCAAAAACATAAAAGAAGGCGAGTATCTGTCTGCTGGTTTACAAGGATTGGGCGGAATTGGAGACTTGGCCTACGCAATACCCCTTGCGGGGCCAGCGATAGCGTCTGTTCTTAAAGCGCCACGGGCTTTACAGAAAGTTTTAGATCTAAGCCGCAAGGTTGAAGACGCGAGCGATATTTTTGGCGAGGGTGCCAAGAGGGTTCGCCTGACGGACAAGGAAACTGGCGGCACGATTGAATTATTAGAGCGGCCTGACGGCTCGGCTTCCGTGATTGAGCTGCAAGTTCCCGAAGAGTTTAGGGGGCAGGGTGTGGGTGAGGCGCTGCAAGCAAAGGCGCTTGCTGAATATCCGAATATGCAGGGGCAGGTTTCTTCTAAAGCCGCAGCGACAACCGCTTATCGGCTTGGTCGCAGGCCGTATGGCAAGCCTGATGCAACTTTAGATGATGTTTTCGCTCAAATAGACGAAATGTCGAGCGTGAACTTGATATCGCCAGAGCGCCAATTGGCTTTAGACCCCAATGCGTCTAAGGGCACAGACCGTCTTGCGAAGGCTCAAAAGGCTGGTTTTGACACCGATACGGTGTATTACCATGGCGCAGATGCCGATATTACCGAGTTTCGTATGCCAAGCCGTGAAACTGGTCAGACAAAGACGGTTGGCACGGGTGTTTTCATGTCATCTTCACCAGAGGTGGCTAGTTCTTACGCAAAATCCTTGGATGATGCAGCGGTTTATCCTGTTTACATCAACAAGCAGGAGTTTTTGAAGGTTCGACCAGCGGAAAAAGGTAACTTTTGGAGCAGAATCCCTACTGATGGCCTTGTTGTGGAGTTTCCAGATGGTTCTACAAAGCCTGCTACGGATGTTTTTAAGTTAGAGCCGGGTGAGACTGATACAGACGAGCTTTCTCGGATTGCAAGGTCTCAAGGCCGTAAAGGTCTAATCGTTGAAGGCGTTGTAGACGCAGGAGTCGGAGGCGCTGGCGAGTATCGGTATGCCACGCAATATCTGAGAGACAAGGGCTATGACGTTTCTCTGCCAATTGGCACAACGAAAGAGTCTTTTGACAAAATGAATGCAGTGCCGCCTGAAATCATGAAGGAAGCGAGACTGTATGCTAAAGCTCAGCTTTACAGGCCAGCGGACGTGGTTGTTTCTTTCGACCCCAAAAACATCCGCTCGGTGAATGCTGAGTTTGAAGACCTTGATTCGCCTGAATTGTTGAAGGCGAAGGGTGGGGCTATAGACATCAACGACATCGACATTTTTGAGAGTTAACCAATGCTTCGTAGATTGATCAAGAAGGCACAAACTGACAAGTTTGGTTTTTACAGTCGCGCTGAAGAGATTGCACTGAACCTGCCGCAGAAAAAGATGCGTGGTGACGATGCGAGGCGCATGTTCAAAAAAAATGGCGTGTCAGATTCTGAGATGGAAGAGCTGGGTCTTAACGATCTATTCAAGCAAGACCGAGTAACTCAAGACGATATCATCAACCAAATCGAAGAAAATCGAATTGAGTTCGAGGTAACTGAGTATGGCGCAGGCAAAGGAGCGCCGCTAAACATAAGCTTCGACAGGACAACGCTCAGTTTTGAAGAAGCGAATAAGATTGCGTATGCGGTAGACGCGGATGGCAATGAAATCGGCACCTTGAGGCCGTATTACACGGCGGAAGATGGCAGGATGGGTGCCATCTTGAGTGATAAGGGCGGTAAAGAGCTTGCGGCTTTAGACACTGTTGGAGACGCTGAGAATTACAATTACATCAACGAAATAACTGAAGGTATGCCAGTGTTTGGCATCGGAGACATGAACGAAGTCGGCACGATTAAGTTCAGGACTGATGACGGCTATGCCAAAGAGATGTACTTGGATAGCGAGACGGATGCCGAGTACCTTGTCAATGAAGCATTAAATCCAGCATATCCGTACTACTCAGAAGATTTTGTTGAATATGTAAATTCTGACGAGTCAAAAATAGCTAACTGGTTGGTTCAAGGTGATGCTGAGTATAAAGATTTAACACCCCAAGACATCGAAGAACTTGAAAATCTTGCCATGAACAGGGCCAAGATCGATTACTACGACGATCCTGTAGAGCGGGTAACGATGCTAATTGACGGCAACGAAACCCCATACTCAATGGTTGGTAACGAAAGTGGGTATGGCTTGTCTGGATACTCAGACCCAAGGCTTTTGAATTATTACAACATGTCTAGGTCAGGTGCGGACGCAGAAGTCACCTCTGCAACCGAAGCGGAAGTGCGGTTGAGGTCTTTAGCCAGAACGCTCGATGATATTGAGGAAGAGGGATCTGATCTCTCTAATCAGTGGGAGAAATACACTCTCGTTGGTGGTACAGATGCAAGAGAGTTTGTTTTTAAGCTTAAATTTCCTGAGACAAAGTTCAGCGAAGACACGCATTACCCAGAAGAGGCTAACCAGATATTTCATGTTCGGGTAAAGACAAGGCCCGGCCCAAACGACGAAAAAATCTTATATGTTGAAGAGCTTCAGTCTGACTGGGGCCAAGATGGTCGTAGAGACGGATTCAAAGACCCAAAGCTCGTTGAGTACGCGGAGCAGAAGGCAAAAACAGAGATTGATGACTTAGAAGACATTGCTCGGCTATTGGTGGAGTCCAACACTCCGTTAAGCGGCGTCGTGGCAGGTTTGAAAAGGGCTTTGGAAGAGTCTTACAACATTCGTGACACGAAGCCCAAAGACAGTATGAAGTTCGGCATACGCTCTAGGGCAATGAGCCAACTGCGTAACGTATACCAAGAGTATGAAGCTGAAAGAATTATTGCAGAGCTTGCGGAACAGGAGTATCAGATTTACGCAAATACTGATCCAGATTTTGTTGATCCTGCAATGATCAGGCACTACCAAGCGTTGTACGATGTCAATCCATATTCGATGGAGGGCATTCCAGAAGGCTTAGAGAATCAGATTTTACAAGCTGGCCTTGAATCTCCTGACGGCGCTGATGTGAATGCTATAGCGTACCAAACGATAGAAGATTACGTCAGAGACATGCCGTCTCACGTCAAGCAAGATCGGATGGGCGGCTTGCTAATGGATATTGGGCAGCATGGCGACACAAGTTATCCGACCAGCTCTAAATATCAAGACTCTGTAGAGACCCTGAAAGAAATTTATCGGCTTGCCGAAAGAAAAACTTTGGAGGAGCTTGGCCTAGAGTCGTTTGGCGCACTAAATCGGTATTACAAAGACCAAGCTGAGCGTAATTTTGTAAGTAAGTTAGCAGGCGCTGGGCTGCCAACGAACACAATGACCCGAATTCGCAACGCTTATCGTGCTTTCGAGACGGACAAGGATGCTGTTAAAGGCAAAGATATGCAGTCGCCGTTCAGCAGTTTTCAGGAGCGAGCGCCGTTTGTTACCGATACGGGCGCTTGGAACGACTTGGCTATCAAGTACATATTTGATTATGCGTCTAAGGAAGGCTTTGACGGCGTTGCTTTTACTCCCGGCGCTGTTCATGCCAAGCGGTGGGATAAGCCAAAACTAATCAAACCTTACGATAAAGGTATTCCAGAGTCTGTCAGTCGTGTTTTCAATCCAAAAGCGAGCACAACAAGAAAAACTGCCGAAAACACGATAACTGCGACCGACAAGGACGGCATAGAGTACGAAAGTCGCATATATTACATGGACGAGCCTACAAAAGACGGCTCTACGATTGAGCGCAAGGCTATTAAACGACGCCCCATGCTTAGCGTACCTGTTACGGCTGGGATTATGGGTCTTCAAGCGTTGTCGCCAGAAGAGGCGCAGGCGTTGGAAGCTACGGCTGGCGAGGTAGAGTCTTCGTTTGCAGAAGAGGGTCAGCCCCTTCAATCGATGCAAGAGTCTGACGGCATCCTCGACGCGCTCAAAGGCGCAGGCGAAGTCGCTTACGAGGGCTTATCTGACTTGGTTATCGAGCCGTTCATGGGCATGAGCGGTGCTGAAGCTGCGTTTGAGATGGGTGCTACGCCAGAGCAGGCTGAAGCAGCTCGCAGAAGAGCCGCTGCTATGGTGGATTTCGAGACTTCATCACCAACTGGAATGCGTTACAAAGAGGTTGTAAAAGGCGGTTTAGGCGATCTGGGCGAGTATTTGATGGGTGAGGGAGAGATGGGTCGTACCAGATCAGGTATGCCGATTGGCCCCAGCCGCGACCCAGCTCAGTTCTTGTTCCAAGAAGCGTTGGTTCCCGCAGCGGAAGCTGTGACTGAAGGCGCTCTTGGCATTATCGGCTTAGACCCAAGAGATACGGCAGAGATGGAGCGAGTTCGACAAGAGGCTGCTAGGCCGTTCATCGAAGCCATTCAGCCTATTTAGGCTGTCTCACAAACTCCGCAGTCACCTTTACCTCGACTTCTTCGTCTTGGTGAAGGGCTTCGAGGATCACGTCTTCGATCAGGTCTTCGAGCACGTCTAGGTCTACCAGCGTCTTCACGCTCACTTCAGCTATTACTGTCATCTTTCGCATTGATCCCCCGCTCTTGTTTCCATAACCGGATAATGTAATCGGCCTCTGGCCCTACGTCATGGTGCCTGTCGAGCACATGGCGGTAAAGCGTCATGGCTTTGTCGCTATCGGCTTCAAGCATCATGCGGAATGATGCCATGTCGAGTGTTTGGAAATACTTATCCATTGATCTCCTCCAACTCCGCCAGCCACCACGCCAGATCCCCAGCCTTGAACTCTTCAAAGGCTTGCTCGACCAGCTCTGGTCTGCCAAGGCGCTCGGCCTCGGCATTGATTGCAGCTCGCTGGGTTACCCCGCGCTGCCAGACTTTGTGGTCATCGCTGTACTCGAAATACCAGTCGTGGTTGCGCAGCAGCTTAATGAGATTTTCCATCTTGATCCTCCACAAACTTAGCGAGCTTCTGCTCGATACTCGTCCACCGCGCCTTTAGCTCGGCTTCCTCATCCTTGCCGTGGCACCGAAACCAAAAGCAGGTTCCGATCAGCCCGTTGACGCGAGGATCGTCGGAGCTGCTACGCATAAGCGTAGACAGCATCTCGATCTCTTCGTTGGTGAGCTGAAGGTACTGGGTTTTAAGTAAGCTCATGCCTCGACCCTCCAAACTTTGCGAATACGGTGGCGACGGTTACTGTTCAGCCAGTCTATCCATTCACCATTTTTGAAAACTGCAACGTGCCCTCTAATCCAGACGATGTAGGTGCCGCCGCGCTCAGCCATCTTGCTGGATAAAGTTTTGATAGAGCCAAAGCCGCTGAGATATCCGCTTTCCTCTATTTTCATCTTCTTTTCAAACAAGGGTATCCACAAGCTATTGTGCATCCCCCTGCCGTCTTTGCGGCCAGCCTCTTTGCACAAGGCGTGTGCCTTTTCATAAGCTATGCCGCTCGCGTTGGCTAAGGCTCGGACTACACAGTCGTTGCCGTCTTGAGAATTTGCGTAGGATTCAGAACTCATCACGTTCTCCGTTGTTGGTTTCCAACAGCTTACCACACGCCGTGCCGATATGCAAACACCTACACAAAACAATTTATTCAAATAAAGTGTTGCACATCGACACGGATGCCATTAAGATGCAATTTCACTTACAGGAGAAACGTGATGACCGATAACGTAATTGTTACCCAAGCTGCTAAACGCTTTACCCTTGAGCTTAACAAGTTCGCGCAGCAGCACGATCTACAGCCTGTTGAGGCTATGTTGCTGCCGGGCCTGTTTCGCAAAGCTGCCAAAGTAGTTGACCAAGCGATTCTTCGTTTTACCGAGAACGCTTTTGAAAATGAAGAGTTGGGTTTCTTTCTTGCGGCACAGGCTCGTAAGATAGGCGCGACGGATGAAGCGAAAAAGCTTTGGGAAGAACACTTGCAGGAGGGCGCAGCGTGAGCGCCCAAGCAAAGAAGGTTTTCTACAACCGAGTGCGCCGCACTTGCCTGAAGCACAACATCGACATCGTGTACGATGGGATGCCCAAGGCAGTGTATGGCGTGGAGTTGGTTAAAGACGGTCAGGTGATGTTCGCTGACCGCAGTGCCGACAACATGCCGCTGGACATAAACTGGCAGCGGCTGCACGAAGAGATGGCCGACTATGGCTACAAAGGCGGTGTGAAATGAGCGGTAACCCACTGAAGCAAATCAACAATATCTACGGCTACGTCCGCGTATCCACAGACGAGCAGGTCAAGTCTGGCATCTCGTTGGAGACGCAGAAGCAGCAGATCAGTGAGTTTGTGCGTGAGAAGTACAACCGTGAGGTTGATCAGTTCTTCGCAGACGAGGGCATCTCTGGCACCCATGCGGTGCTAGATCGACCCGCCAGCCGCGATATGACTGACGTGATTGACCGCCATGACGTGGTGATCTGCACTCGGCTTGACCGATTGAGTCGCTCCAGCTCTGACTTGTTGGGTCTGATTCCTGTGCTGCAAGACATTGGTATCACGATGTATTTTTGCGAGCAGTTCGGTGAGATGCCGATTGTCTACCCAGACGCAGGCAAATCGAAGGGCTTGGACGCCAAGTTTGATATGAACTCGATGGCCAACCAGATCATGCTGATGGTTTTGTCGGCGGTTGCCG